AAGGCACTGATTGAGGTAGGAAGGTTTGCGATGCCTCTTCCAGTCGTAGGATGGCTCTCTTGGGCCCTATACCCAAAGGATGCGTTCTCAAGCCTTCGCAAGACAGTAGGTGTTCGTATGAGAACGTCTGTCGCACGCTTTGAGAACCAGCAGAATGCGACTGTGACAGCGAATGCGATTGCGAATCACACTGCGAAGCCTGTCGTACAGCTTGAGAAGGTTGTGACAGAGGATGTGAATGAGATTGAGAACTATGCGAATGCAGATGCGAAGCGTGTGAATGATACGAATGCGATGAAGGCAATCGATGCGAATCGTGAAGTGCGACTTGCGAAGGTTGCGAATCTCAATGCGAATGCGAGTGTGAATGCGATTGTCGCAAAGGGGTACGAAGAGGGACTGCGAACGGTTGATGAATTGCTTCCCTTTGTGAATGAGATTAAGCCCGGCACTGAAAAGGTAAAGGTAAGCAAGTCTCTTAGCTACATCAAGAAGAAGTCCAATCTCATTGGAACGGGGTTTTATCCATGACAAGGCTAGAAATGCTGGTGAGTAAGATGAGGCTAGAAGGAAACAGACTCAACCCTCTTGATGAATCAATTGAGAAGGACTTGTGGGAAAGACTGAAGTCATGGGATGTACTGATTGATGTTGACTCCAAGACAGTTGAAATGGTGTTGAGAAGAATGGCAGACAGAGCCAAGCATTGGAGGGAAGAACAATGACTCAGGAAGCATACGAAGCAATGCTGAAGAAGTTCAATGAACTATTCAGTCAAGTAATGGAAGCAGTGGAAGCACTAGGACCAGACAGATTGCGTAATATTGATACACAGTTGGACAAGCTGTACAACAAGGTTTAACAACAAAGGGAAGGCATTCAATTGGACTGAGGGGAATGTCGATTCGGAGGCGGGGTTGCCAATGACAAAATAAATCTTAGCGGAGAGTAAGATGAGCAGAACAATCGCACTAGATGATAAGCTGAAGAAACTGAATGGCATTGCAAAAAGACTGGAACAGCACGGAGCTACCTTCGAACAGATTAGAATGATTGTTCTGGTAGAAGCTGAGCGAATGAATATCCGGCCGGTGGGAGGTGGGTCATGTTGATATACTTCATCCTTTTCTGTATCACCCTTGCAAGCTATGTAGTAGTATTCTTTAAGGGTATGAACTACGGAGTTCATGTAGAATATAAGAGACAGTATGCTATGTTCAACGGAACTCCGATGAAGAAGGGAAAGCAATGAAACACGATATGACAAAATCGGCCGGTAGTGCAAGTAGTTTGAAGTATAAAAATCTAGATGAATATCTAGTAGTAGTCAGAACAGAAGATGACAAGAATAAAGCATCCTTTCTGAATGACTTCAATGCACTGGTAACTACCTTGAATGACCTTGAAACAACAGATGCGAAGAACAGTAGTTCTGACATCTCTATACAAGAGCTGACAAACAGAATTCAAAGTCTCATAGCATCAGTATCCACTGAAACGCTATTGAGATGGTTCCCTAAGGCGTAGGAACATAATGAGCGGTTATAAACACAGTGGTCTCACTGAAGAAGAATATGAAGATAGAGAGATACTTCTCAAAGCAATAGAAATAATCAAGAAGACTGATTGTATCTGTGCAGACATTATGTCAGACATGCTGAAAGACCATGCAAGACATAGCGAAGGAGGTGAACAATATGAATACAGATGAAATTAATGATGTTCTTGGACTCGACTTTGTTGCCTCCAAGATTCTTACTATTGCTGGATTGACACTTGAGATTGACCCTGACGATGTTGAAAGTGTTGACTGGACCCTGTCAGTAAATCCTATCGAGGAGGATGGAGTTCGTAAGGCAGGACAGAGGAACCTTACCCTTGATATCAAGTTCAAGGAAAAGGGTGCTCAGTGGGTAGAGAATAAGTAATATAAAACAAAAAGGCCCGGCGCTGTAAAAGGCGTTGGGCTTCTTTGCTTTCTATAGCATATACATATACACTATAATCATAAAACTAGAAGGAGACACAAACATGACTGATGAAGTAGAAATCAAGGGTAGATACAAGCTTACAAGAGCATGGGTAAAGACAGAGCTTATCAGAGAACTGGCAGCAGAGAAGATTAGTCAGACTAACCTTGCAAAGAGATATGGAGTAGGACAATCAGCCATTGCTGAATTTAAGCGTAGGCACCTAGCAGACATTAATAGACTCAAAGATAGCCTCAATGATGAATGGGCTGGTCTATGGATTGCTGATAAAAGGAACAGAATTGCTGAACTTCAGTCTCTTGCTGAATCACTTATTGATATGCAGCCTACTGCGAGAACGGCAGAAGTGGTTGCTAAGTTGCTTAGAGATGCAGCCGAAGAACTAGGCGATATCACTAACAAGAATAAGGTTGAAATGGATGTCGTCCGTTATGAAATCAATGGCGTCTCATTGGAGAATCTAAAGTAATGGCTACTCTAGTACATACCTATCAGCCTTATGGAACTGCCAAAAGAGTCTTTGAATCCAGAGATGCTGAGATTGTTACAGATGGCCCGGCAGGAACGGGTAAGAGTCGGGTATGTCTAGAGAAGCTACATATGATTGCATTGCTTAATCCAGGATGCAGACTCCTTATGGTTCGTAAGACTCTCGTCTCCTTGACTCAGACTGGTGTTGTTACCTATAAGGAGCATGTTGCAACAGAAGCAATTTCGGCCGGTATTGTAAAGTGGTTTGGTGGTTCAGCTCAAGAGCCTGCTGCCTTTAAATACAATAACGGTTCTATCATTGTCCTTGGTGGAATGGATAAGTCCCAGAAGATTATGTCCTCTGAATACGATGCTGTATATGTGCAAGAGGCAACTGAACTGACAGAGAATGACTGGGAGAAGATTACTACTCGACTACGAAATGGTAAGCTATCCTTTCAGCAATTGATGGCAGACTGTAATCCAGATATGCCTACTCATTGGTTGAATGAACGTATTCGCAAAGGACAGACAACCAATGTAAAGAGTAAGCATGAAGACAATCCAAGACTGTTTAATCAAGAGACTATGGAGCTTACCGAAGCAGGTAAGGCCTATATGCAGAAGCTTGATAATTTGACCGGTGTGAGATATCAGCGTCTTCGTCTTGGTAATTGGGTAGCAGCAGAAGGATTGGTATATGAGACATATGACCCTGAGTTCCATATCATCAATAAGTTTGCCAAGCCACCAATGGAATGGAGTCTATATCTGTCTGTTGACTTCGGCTTTACTAATCCATTCGTATGTCAGTTCTGGCTTGAAGACAATGATGGCCGTCTATATCTATGGAAGGAAATCTATCAGACAAAGACATTGGTAGAAGACCACGCAAAGGTTATCCTTGCTAATCTTGACAGGAAGCCTGCGGCAATTATCTGTGACCATGATGCTGAAGACAGGGCTACTCTTGAACGTCATTTGAAGATGAAGACTATCGGTGCAAAGAAGACTGTGTCTGATGGATTGCAGGCTGTTGCATCACGTCTTACTATCCTCAATGATGGTAAGTCAAGACTGTATATATGCAGAGACGCAGTAATCAATACAGATAAAGAATTGTCTGAAGACAAGAAGCCGACATCCACTCTTGAAGAGATTGTTGGTTATGTATGGAATGAAGACAAGGATGCACCAGTAAAGAAAGATGACCATGGTATGGATGCTACAAGATACATGGTTGCATATAAGGACCTTGGAAGGAGGTTGGCATGGACAAAGTACTAAGAGGAAGCGATGTGCTTCTTGCAATTAATGTAATAGGATGTATACTAATCGTTATAGGCGTCATGTTCATTTATGTACCAGCGGGATTTATTACGGCCGGTATTGCATGTCTGCTAGTTGCCCATGAAAGGGAGGTAAACAATGAGTATTCTAAGAACAATAACAAACGTATTTCGCAATAACGCCAAGCTCCCTGAATCGGGTAGAGCTGAAACATTCATGACTGCACATAAGTCAAAGGCTCAGGATGTTGCTGCTATGGAAGCATATACCCATAACAACATCATCAACGCAATCGTTAGCAGACTGGCTAATGATGTATCCGCTGTTGAATGGAAGCTGTATCGAAAGCAGGACAATAGCCGCAATCGTTATGCCTATGATGAAATGGATGACCGTGTTGAAGTAACAGTCCATCCTGCATTGACCATCCTCAATAGGCCTAATCCTTATATGACTAGGCAAGAGATGATTGAGATGATTCAGCAGTGGATTGACCTTACTGGTGAAGGATGGCTTAATGTTGAATATGGACGCAGTGGACTTCCACTGAATCTATGGCCAAAGAGACCAGACAGAATGATTGTTGTTCCAAGTCAGGATAAGTTCATTGCGGGTTACGTTTATGTAACGCCTGATGGTGAGCGCATTCCCCTTGAACGTAATGAAATGATTCAGCTTCGTATGCCTAACCCTCTTGATATGTTCAGAGGAATCGGGCCGGTGCAGAGTTTGGCTGTTGACCTAGATGCATCTCTCTATGCCTCTTTGTACAATAGGAACTTCTTCTTGAATGATGCTAGCCCTGGTGGTTATGTAGAAATGCCTGACGATATCGATGAGACTGCTTTCAATGACTTCCTTCTTAGATGGAGAGAAGACCATCAAGGAGTATCAAAGGCACATCGCCCGGCTATGCTAGGAAGAGGAATGAAGTGGATTGATGCAAAGGTAACAATGAGGGATATGCAGTTCGCTGAATTGCGTGGTATCTCTGACGATGCAATCATGAGAGCATTCGGATTCCCTAAGTTCAAGTTGGGTATTGTAGATGATGTCAATAGAGCGACAGCAGATGCATCAGAGCTATTCTATATCCGCTCTTTGCTGAAGCCACGTCTTGAAAGAATCAAGCAGGCATTGAACAATGACTTCTTGTCCCTATTCGGTACATCAGGTCAGGGTGTTGAATTCGATTACATCTGCAATGAGCCAGAAGATGAGACATCTGAAGCACAGGTAAGACTGACAAATGCTCAGATGGTGAAGATTCTTATTGATTCAGGCTTTGACCCTTCAATGGCTCTTGAGGCTGGTGGATTTAAGCCTATGCTTTGGCGCCAGTTGGACAATAACACGAAGGGTGATAATATGAATTCAAATGAAAATGCAGGAGGTGAACCCATTGAAGTGGTTCGAAGTAACAATCAAGAATGAGGCTGATACAGCAGACATCCTTTTGTATGATGATATCGGTCAGTATGGCATTGAGGCCAAGGAGTTCATCTCTGAGCTGAACAATGTCAAGGCATCCAATATCAATGTGCGTATTAATTCGCGCGGCGGTGAAGTGTATGATGGCTTTGCTATTTATCAGGCATTGAAGTCTCATCCCGCAAAGGTAAGTGTGACTGTTGATGCTCTTGCTGCATCTATTGCATCTGTTATTGCTATGGCTGGTGACACAATCACTATGGCACGTAACGCAGAGCTTATGATTCATGATGGTCATGTAGCCTTTGCTGGTGATGCAGAGTCAATGATGCAAATGGTTGACTCCTTGAATCGTGTATCCAATAACATTGCATCTGTTTATGCAGAACGCACTAATGGAAACATTGATGAATGGAGAAATGCAATGAGAAAAGAAACATGGTATAGTGCAGAAGAAGCAGTTGCAGCCGGATTGGCTGATTCAATTGCTGACAGTTCTGCAAGGTCACGCAATGTATCCGACCTTGCTATCTTCAATTATGCAGGACGGGCATTTGCCCCAGCTCCACAGATTTCGGCGGCTATTCCGTCAAGTGACGAAGAGTCACAAAATAATATCGATATTAACACAGAGATTGTGGAATCTCTAAGAAAGGTTTTGAATTTTAATGAATAAGATTAACGTCCCAGTTAACAGCGCCGAAATTGCTGAGTTCCTGAATGACCCTAATAAGGTTGCAGACCTAGCAAAGAACGGACAGCTTACTGAGTTCATGGATGCATATAAGAGTGCATCTGCAAAGAATGACCCTAGCATTGCTGCTCAGATTAAGGAAGGTGTACAGGCTGGTCTTGTAGACTTTGAGCGTAGAAGCGGTGAGAAGGTTGAGAATGCATCTCAGTTCAAGCCAGGCTCAAAGACAGACGTCGGTGTATATAACAAGGCGGCTGTTGGTACAAAGGTAGAAGCAGAGTTCGATGGAATGGCTGACTTCTTCCAGACAATTTGGCACAACAACACTAACCGTTCTGATGCACATCTAGGTAAGCTAGACCGTGTTCGTAACGCATTCAGTTCTAATGATGGAGCTTCTGGTGGATTCCTTCTTCCTGAGACTCTTCGTGCAGAGATTCTTTCTCTTGCTCTAGAAGACAGTGTTGTTCGTCCACGTGCAACTGTTATTCCAATGAGTGGTGGACGTGTTCTTGTTCCTTCTGTGGACAGCACATCCAATGCATCATCTGTATTCGGTGGAATCATCGCATACTGGACTGAAGAGGCTGGAACACTTCAGCTTTCCAACGCTACATTCGGCCGCGTTGCTCTTGACCCTCATAAGCTAACTGCTTATACCGAGGCTCCTAATGAGCTTCTTGCTGATGGTGTTGCCTTTGAAGCATTCCTTAACAAGGCATTTCCAGCAGCTCTAGCCAACTTCGAAGACCGTGCATTCTTGCAGGGTAATGGTGTTGGACAGCCAGAAGGTGTTCTCAACTCTGCTGCTGCTGTTACTGTAACAAAGGAGTCTGGACAGCCTAATGACACAATCGTATGGCAGAACATTGTAAAGATGTACTCTCGTATGCTTCCTGAGTCTCTAGGTTCTGCTGTATGGCTTGTTCCTTCAGCGGCATTCTCTGAGCTTGCAACAATGGCTCTCTCTGTTGGTACTGGTGGTTCTGCTATCTGGCTTAACAATGGTGTTGTTGGTCCTCCAATGACTATCCTTGGTCGTCCAGTTATCGTTACTAACAAGGTTCCTGCGCTTGGTGATGCAGGTGACATTTCATTCGTTGACCTACGTTATTACCTAATTGGTGACCGTCAGGCTATGACTGCAACGTCTTCTCCTCACTTCAAGTTCCAGACTGACCAGACTGCCTTCAAGGTTGTCTCTCGTGTGGATGGTAAGGCATGGCTGACTTCAGCCGTCACTCCTGAAAATGGTGGAGCAACTCTTAGCCCATTCGTCAAGTTGGGTGCACGCTAAGATATAGAATTCATTGGCAAGAGGAGAGCATTCAAACCCTCTCCTCTTGCTCGTGTTAAGTCCAGACATTAAACCCTCTGGCATAAACTAAATGAAAGAATGTGATTTAAAATGGCTAACGGAACTGTTCTCGGACAGGACTTCAATGTGGTTGCCGTGTCTGACGCTGTATATGTCAACATGAAGGACCACGAATACGTTACGTTCATTGGCTATAAGTCAGGTGGAGACACTTACACAGTTAATGAAGGTACCGCTGCTGGTGGTGGCACAACTGCTGCCCTTGCAAAGATTGTTGATGTCTATACTTCAAATGGTGTTGGTGGCGCTTGGACAAAGGTTACTCAGGCCGCAGGTTCTGCTTATGTAGCATCTGCTGACTGTGTAGCAATTACCATTAACGCTTCTGAGCTATCTGATGGTAAGACATTCCTCAACTGCGCATCTACCTCTACAGGTACTGTTGTAGCAATTCTAGGTGGACTGAAGGTTCAGCGTACTCCAGCTAATCTTCCTTCCGTGATTGTGTAAGGTGAACTGACATGACTGTTATGATTAATGGAAATGAGATTCGCTCAATCGGTCTTGGTGTAAAGGTTGAAAAGGCTTCGGCCATTCTTCCAGCAACTGGACTTCAGACTCTTTTCACCGTAAGTGGTGGACGTGTCCTTGTTACATCTCTTATCGGTGAAGTAACTGTAGTCTTTGATGGTACGACAAACAGCCTTAACGTTGTTCATGACCCAGATGTAGGTGCTGTTGGAGATATCTCCGGAGCAACTGTCTGTACTTCTGATATCGCTGGTACTCTGTATACTGTTCACGGTATTCAGGCTGCTTTGCTTGGTACTCAGAAGGAAGGTGGAACGGAAGTTCCTACTCACGTTGTAGCAAAGTCTCCTGTTGGTGGTGGATTTATTCTTCCTGCCGGTGTGACTAAGCTACAGACAACTGGTACTGACACAACTGGTTCTACAAAGTGGACTATGATTTATATTCCTCTTGATGATGGAGCTTCAGTAGCGTAAACAAATCAGGCATTTGAGCCGTATCGTAGAAATACGGTGCGGCTCTTTGTCATAAGGAGATATAAAGGAAATGGCATACGAAGACTTGATGGCAATTTATGATGAGGCTCGTGAATTGGCTGTGCAAGAAGAACAAGAGCCTTGGGAATGTCCTAATGATGGGACCATTCTGCTGAAGAACGAAGCCGGTGTATTGCATTGTCGCTTTGATGGATTTGTGTGGGAAGGAAGATAGTGGTAGAATCTACAATATAACGTAGATAGGAGAAATGTTATGAGAAAGAAAAGGGCTCCCATTAGTGAGGAGACAAGGAAGAAGATGTCGGATGCTAGAAAGAGATTCTATGCAGACCCGGTCAAAAGACAGCAGGTTGGACAAAGAAGTCTAACGCACGGACAAAGTCACACACCAACATACACCTCTTGGTATGCAATGAAGCAAAGATGCTCCAATCCAAACAATAAGGTTTATAAGTACTATATGGAACGAGGCATCGACTTCTGTGAAAGATGGAGAAAGTTTGAAAACTTTCTAGAGGATATGGGGCCTCGACCAGAAGGAAAGACTCTCGACCGAATTGATAATGACAAGGGGTATTCTATTGAGAATTGTCGTTGGGCAACTCACAGTGAACAAAGAATTAATCAGCGCAGAATGAAAGAAAATAATCAGATTTATAAGGGATTTGAGGTATGATAAAGCTATGAGTAATGTATGGTACACAACAAGAGAGGAAGTGCTTCTTGCACTAAACTCAGCAAGCGACGCTATCAATGCGAGAAAGATTGATAGTGCTATTGAGTCTGCCTCAAGGTCTGTTGAAAAGCTGACCAAGCGTAGATTCTATCCAGAAACAAAGGCTAAGCTGTTTGATTATCCTCTTCATTCCAATAGCTGGAGATTGTGGTTTGACAGTCCAGAAGAATTGATTAGTGCAACTGCTGTCAGTTCGGGCGGCGTCTCTATTTCATCCAATGACTACTTCCTTGAGCCTAATAACTATGGTCCTCCATATAGCAGACTTGAGCTAGACTTTGCAAGCAATGCTACGTTTCAGACAACTGAGACAACGCAAAGACAGATTTCAGTCACTGGCATTTGGGGATATCAGTACGATACAAAGACAGTTGCAACTTTGGCCGGTGGCATTAATGCGTCTGTTACGTCTGTTGCTGTATCTGATGTGTCTGACATTGGTGTCGGCTCCTTGATTAAGATTGGAGACGAACTGATTCAGGTAACAGACAAGTCTTGGGTAGACAGTGGACAGAATACATCTGCTCTGACTGCATCTGCTAACAGTGTTTCTATCACAGGAATTACGGCCGGTACAATTCATCAGTATGAGACTATCCTTATTGACTCAGAAAGAATGCTAGTCACCGATGTGTCTGGTACAACTGTCACTGTCAAGAGAGCAATGGATGGAAGTGTTCTGGCTGTTCATGCATTGAATACTGATATCTATGCTTTGCGTACACTGACTGTTGTCAGAGGAGTTCTAGGTACAACTGCCGCAACTCATACAGACCTGGCAGGCGTTTCTGTTTTCACAGTTCCGGGCCCAATTGCTGAGCTTACCCTTGCAGAAGCAATCAATTCATTCAAGCAAAGAGGCAATGGTTATTCAAAGACTGTTGGAACTGGTGAAGGTGAGCGTGAAGCAACTGGTCGTGCTTTGAATGAACTGCGTAAGGCAGTAAAGAATCAGTACGGTCGTATTAAGGTAGGTGCAATCTGATGTCAGTTAAATACAGTGGTCCCCTATTTGATGGTAGGGCTATGAAGGCATTGAAGAATTTTGCCGATGATGCAGAAGACAGGATTCTAGAAGATATTCATGATGACCTGTCTATGCAATTCGCCCGATACTTCAAGAACAGAACTGGTAGATATGAATCATCAGTAAAGATTCATGGAGATACCATCAGTGATGGCAATATCGTCTATGGACCATGGCTTGAGGGTACATCTACAAAGAATGCAACAACCCGATTCAAGGGTTATCACATCTTCAGCAGGGCATCTGATACTGCTGAAAGACAAGCAAGGCACATTGCAGAAACATTGCTTCGTGCTAAGTACCTGAGGAGAATGAACTGATGCTTAACTTTGCAACTATTTTGGATAAGGTGGTAAGTCATGCTGCTAGTCTTGGTGTCTTTGATTCTGTTCAGGCTTATGAGTCTGTATCAAGTCCAGACAATACCGTTGATTGTAACATCTGGCTAGACACAATCTTTCCTATCACAGGAGGACTTGACCAGACGTCTGTCTGTATGGTCTTCAATGTGTCTATCCTTGCAAGTCTGTTGTCTGAACCCTATGATGAGACAGACACAAAGATGGTCAATGCACTGGATGCTTTGATGTCTGCATATAACGGTGACTTTACTCTTGGTGATACAATCAGGAATGTAGACATTCTTGGTCAATTCACTGAAGGTCTTCGTGTGACTGCTGAATATGCAAGGATTGATGGAACTGTCTATCGTGCAATGTCTGTCAGTCTGCCTTTGCTCGTTGATGGAGTTTGGGAACAAAATGAATAAGAATAAATTTAGGAGGAATAATCATGGCGAAGACTGAGGGCCTAGGCTCCAACTTCTATATCAATCAGTTCAACGTCTCTGGAGACATTGCGGCGGTCGATTCAATCAATGCATCTATCGGTACAATCGATGTCACAGGTATTGATAAGTACGCAATGGAAAGAGTCGCAGGACTTAATTCAGGACAGATTGATTTCACAACGCATTTCAACACTAGTGCTGGTGCTTCCTTTGCAGCTTTGCAGGGAATCCCAACGACTGATGTTCAGGTAACGTACTTCCATAAGACTGCTCTAGGTAATGCCGCATGTTCTATGATTGCCAAGCAACTGAATCATGATGGCACAAGGGCTGCCGATGGTGGACAGAACTTCTCTGTATCTGCTGTATCCAATGCTTATGGCCTTGAATGGGGACGTCAGCTAACGGCCGGTGTGAGAACAGACACTGCTGCAACCAATGGAACTGCTATCGATACAACTGCTTCAATCAGCTTTGGTGCACAGGCTTATCTGCATGTGTTTGCTTTCACTGGCACCGATGTAACGGTTACTATTCAGGACAGTCCTGACAATGTAACTTTCACCAACGTAGTCAGCTTCACAGCAACTACAGCAGTTGGTAAGCAGCGTATTGCTACAAGCACCACAGAGACACTTGAAAGATATGTTCGCGTCAAGACTACAACGTCTGCTGGTTTTACATCAGTATCATTTGCTGTTAATCTAGTAAAGAATAAGATTGCAGCGGCACAGTTCTAAAATAACTTGGAGGTTATCAATGTATAAAACAAATAAGACTTATAGAACGACTTCACCAGTGACTGGTCAAGAGCATATTCTCTCTTGTCAGGAAGCTGATTGCAAGAACTATCAGAATGGATGGCGTGTACGTGTAGATGGTTTGCCAGCAGACTTGCTGCATTATGTGACGCATTCCGGCCGGGTTTATCAGAGAGTACAGATTACTGCTGATGAAACATGGCTTATCTTCAAGGCAGAACAGAAGTGTTTTGACCAGCATGTCAGTCCATACAGGCCTGCTTACTATTACAGCAAGGACCGTAATGGTGTAAGAACGCATACGGAAGCCAAGTTCTGGATTGAAGAGTACGCAGAGAACCTTGAAGCAATTCGAGACAGAGTACAAAAGGGATAATAATTCCCAAAGTGTTATAATCAAATCAGCCGAAAGGCTAATCTATATATAGAAAGTAGTGAGTATTAAATGGCTAAGCAAAGCGGCTTGGGCTGGACTGTACTATCAGTTGATGATTCATCCGGAACTATTCGAGACATTCGTAATGACGTGACTAACCTCGACTGGTCTCTTCCAGTTGCGACACAGGACATTACTGGTATTGACAAGTATGCGATGGAGCGTCTTGCCCTTCTAAGAGACTTTACAGTTACTCTTTCAGGTGTATTCAACGTTGCATCCAATGCTTCTCACGATGTCTTCAAGGACATCAATGCGGCAGCTTCACCAGCTCGTGAATTCAATCTGACCATTGGTGGTAAGAGTCTTGGTATCACACCAGCATTCACCCTGCTATTTACTGGTTATGATGTTTCTCGTGGTAATGATGGAGCACTGACTTGGAATGCACCTGGAGTTTTGGCTTCCGGCGACATCCCTGCATGGACCTAAGATTTATATAAAACAAATGATGATTGGAGATTATCAAAATGGGATTTAAAGTAAAGCACAAGGAAATTGTCATCAAGTTTGATGATGAGGAGTATGAGGGTCTGGAGATTGTAGCCAGAGCACCGACAGTAAGAGAGGCTCTTGAGGCTGAGAAGCTGTCTAAGATTAGTGGTGAGCCTACAGCAAAAGACCTCGATAAGATTTTCGCATATGTAGCCAAGTTCATTCTTCGTTGGAACATTGAAGATGATGAAGGAAAGGCACTGCCAATCAATGCAGCGGCATTCATCGACTTCCCAACAGAGTTTGCTTGGGCTATTGTGTCAGGATTTACACAGGGCTCTTCTGGTGTGTCTGCCCCTTTGGACAACAGCTCACTGAATGGAGAGATTTCCCCGGCGGTGAGCGTCCCAATGGAGACGTTGTAGAAGAACCATATGAGCTGAAAGAAGCTCGTGTGCTTGTGGAAATGGCTGAGAAGTTCGGCTGTTTGCCAACCGATGTTCTAGATGCTCCGGCAGAGAACATGAGATATATGAAAATTATTGCAATGGGCACACGCCCACAACAACAGGAAACGGAGATGGAAGAAGAATGGCAAATACAATCACGGTAAATGTCCAGGCAGAAGCCTCAAAGGGCATTGCTGCAATTGGTGGACTATTCAAGCAGCTCGTAGGACAGGCTCTTCTTCCTGCTACCGCAGCAGCAGCAGCATTCGGTACAACACTTGCCGGTGCTGCTGTTCCTGTTGCCTTGCTTGGTGCTGCTATGGCTCCTCAGATTGGTCAGGTAAAGAAGCTTTCTGAATCATATGACAAGGTTCAGGCGGCTGTACAGCAATATGGTGAAGGAAGCAAGCAGGCAACTGATGCTCAGAAGGCTTACAATCAAGAGCTAAAGGCGATGAGTCCTGAGACACAGAAGGCTGCTAAGTCTTTCCAGGGACTGAAGAACGACTTCTCTAAGTGGTCTGACTCTTTGTCCGGAGACACTATGCCTATCTTTACCAAGGGTCTGAATGCTATGAGAACTGTTCTGCCTATGCTTACCCCTTTTGTAAAGGATGCTGCTAATCAGCTTGGTGTCTTTGCAGACAAGATTGAGAAGGGTGTAAAGACAGACAGGTTCAAGGAGCTAGTTGGACAGTTCCAGGAATTCAGTCACGGAGCATTGAAGAGTGTTATCTCTGGTATTACCACTCTTGCTAAAAAGGCCGGGGAATTTGTTACCAGCGATGGCTTCAAGAACTTCTTTGCAACAGGTAAGGCAGAAGGACCAGGAGTAGCCAAAATGCTTCAGGACGTTGCTGAGGCTGTTGGTAAGTTCATTGTAGCTGCTGGTCCTATGGCAGGACTGTCCTTGAAGGTACTTGAGACATTGGCTTCTGCTTTGAATGCTATTCCTATGGATGTTCTAAAGGTGCTTGTGCCAACTATTCTTGGTGCAGCAGCGGCTATCAAGATTCTTACAGCAGCACAGATTCTATTGAATATTGCTATGGCTGTAAATCCTATCGGTCTTGTATTGACAGCATTGGCTTTGCTTGCTACCGGGCTTTATCTTGCTTGGACTAAGTCAGAGAAGTTCAGAGAAGGCGTAAAGCTAGCCTTTGATGTTGTTCAGATGGCTGCTGCTATGGCTGCTGTTGTCGTTCTGAAGGCTTTGCAGGGTCTTGCTAATGCTTGGCTTACTGTTGCTGGTGTTATTCTTAAGGGTGCTACATACGCCTTTGGATGGATTCCCGGCATTGGTGGAAAGCTGAAGAGTGCTAATGCTGCATTTGGTAAGCTGAAGGATGGCGTCAATAGTAAGTTCAACGACATGATTGGTAAGGTTCAGCAGTTCGATAAGAATGTTAAGCAGGGTATGAGAGAGCGTCATCTAAAGGCCAACGTAACTGATTGGAACAGAAAGCTTGAACAGGCAAAGGCTAAGCTGAGAAGTGTTCCTAATAGCAAGCGTGCAGCTTTGCTTGCTAACATCAGAGACCTTGAGCGTAAGGCCGCTCTTGCTCGTCAGGAGCTTGCATCTGTTCATGGTAAGACTGTCTATCTGACAGTGAAGAAGGTCAATGAGAATTACGCTGGTAACTCTGTTACTGGTGGTAGAGCATCTGGTGGTGCTGTATCTGGTACTCGCAGCAATCAGACTCTTGTAGGAGAGAATGGACCAGAGATTGTCAATCTTCCTTCCGGCTCATTTGTGAATGATGCTTCTAAGACAAGAGGAATGATGAGTGCTGGTGGGTCTTATAGCCCAATGCATGTAACAATTGAAATCGGTGGACAGAAGCTAGCAGAGCTACTTATTGACCCACTAAAGAAGACTATTAGAAATAAGGGCGGCAATGTTCAGACCGTTCTAGGAAAGGGATAAGATTACATTATGGTAACTTTTGTAGCAAGCGCTACTGCGATTAACCCGGCAACAACTTCGGTTAGTTCACTTACTGTGAATAAGCCTACAGGCACACTCAATGGTCATTTGATGGTCATGATTGTGTCTTGTAGTGCTGCCCAAACACTGACTACTCCAACAGGATGGACTCTCGTTCAGGGTCCTTTTGACTCCAATACAGGATGTAGGTCTTATCTGTTCAAGAAGATTGCTGCTTCTGAAGGCACTAACTATACGCTTACCTTTGTTAACTCAGAGGCATGCTCCGTATCTATCGCTACATTCTCTGGTGCTTCTGATATCGTTGATTATTCTGTTCTTAACAACGATACATTCGACCCAACCACTGGAGAGACTTTGTATCCTCCTACAGAAAGCTTGGGTTATCATGTCGTCGCATGGAGAGACACTACCATTAACACCGCATCTGCTTCTGGATACACCGAGGCATTTGATATCGGTGCTCTTGGAACGGGCTCTGTGAATGCTAGAGGACAGGCGGGCTATTACAACACAAGTGGTGCTGTGGCCTATGGCGCAGTCTCTTATCCTACAATTGATATCACTAACTCAGTTACCGCCAGCATTCTTTGGGACATTGCTATTGGAACAACTGTTCCTACTAATGAATCATGGAATGCGACCGGTAATTCAGTGGAGATTCAGTCAGGCTCTACGTTCATTGACGTAACAAATGATGTACAGTACTCAGAGGGAATCAACATCACCAGAGGAACAACTTCTCAAGGTGGTCAGGTTAATCCTTCTGTGGCTTCGTTCACACTTGACAACAGGTCTGGCAATTACTCTCCAAGAAATCCTCTGGGAACCTTCTATGGTGTTGGGTACAATACTCAGTGCCGTATCTCAAAGACGTTCGGTGACATCAATTATCAGACTCCGGGCTTTGATAATATCTCTTACCTTGAGACGGGCTCATCAAGAGTGAGAGCGATATCCAACTCTTCCTTGAACATCACTGGAGACATTGACCTTCGTATTGAATGTGAACCAGAGTCATGGAATCAGGAACAGGTTCTTCTTTCCAAGTGGGCCCTGCCTGCTGTCGTTGATGATGGATTCGCTCTGAAGACTGCCTCATGGATGTTCTACTTGAATTCCATTGGTACTTTGTCATTCACTTGGGATGATGGAGGAGTCGACCCAGCACTATCAACTCACACAGTTACCTCTACTGCCGTCGTACCTACAGTAATTAGACAGTACCTCCGTGTAACCATGGATGTTAACAATGGTGCTTCAGGAAGTACAGCAACGTTCTATACATCGACTGATGGCTCGTCTTGGACACAGCTTGGTAACACTGTTGTATCAACAGGTACAACCGTTATTGGTGCTAGCGTTGCTCCAGTAAATATTGGTGCAATGGAACCTGGTGTAACTGAGTTTGGAAGCATCACCAACTTCAAGGAGTTTGGGCCAAGCAATCCATTTGGATTTGAGGACTTTACGTTCTTTGCTCCTGTTGTGAATAGCTTCGTGGGTAAGATTTACAATGCCTCTATTCGTAATGGTATTGCCGGTACGGTCGTGGCTTCACCTACATTCACGTCTGCTACTAATGGTAGTTACTCACTAACAGACAGTCAGTCCAATCTATGGATTGTGATTGGTCCTGGTGTATTCACCAACAGACACTATCGTCATCATGGTGAAATTACTTCATGGCCACAGCCTCGTGATTCAACAGGCAACTTTGCTTGGGTAGACATTGAGTCTTCTGGAGCATTGCAGCGAGAGACGCAGGGAACCGAAGAAGACACGTCTTTGTTCTATCAGCATTACACCAATCCTGATGGTATCAGGCAGATTCAGACGGACTCTGGATACTACATTTCCAATGGGCCATTCTATCCACATGCTTATTGGCCTTGTGAGGATGGTGCCGATTCAGACGCTCCAACGTCAGCACTGTCCGGTGGTATTGATGCTGAAGTAGACGGTGCAATTGAATTCGCTGCAATTGATTTCAATCCTTCATCCAAGCCTATTATGAAGATTGAGAATGGAACGTCTGTTAAGTTCCCTACTCCGCATTCTACTTCTGGCTCTTATGCTGTTGAGTTTGTGCTTTACGCTCCAAGTGGCATGACAGTGCCTTCAGATATTCTTCATATCCAGACAACTGGTGCCGATGCAATGCTAAGGCTTGTGTACTCAGGAACTAATCAGATTAGTGCATCTATTTACGACAGCCAGGGAACACTACTGGACAACTTTTCGTTCCAGGCAGCATTGATTTCCGAACGTAAGGTGAAGATTCTTATCAGCTCTGACAGTGGAGGTATCTCATTTGCAACAGTGGTAATGGGAGATAGATTCTCAACTGATGTCGGAAGTTCTTTGAACAATGGAACTGCTACCACAGGCAGAATCACTGCTGTCTTCCTTGAGCCTAATCATGCTGATGGAGTGTACGTTGGTCATGTAGCGGTATTTGATGGCGAATCTTCAGCACAACCGCTTGTAGAATATAGCCTCAATCAGGTACGCAATGACCCTCTGAATGGTCTTATTGGTGAATCTGCCGATAGACGTACAAAGAGGATTGTGGAGTATCGTGAGATGCTTCCATATATCATTGGAGACAATGGCAAGAGAATGGGTAGACAGTATCCGGATGTTCCTATGGGAACAGTCAGAATGGTACAGGAATCAGATGATGGCTATGTATATGAGCCACGTAACTTCCTTGGTC